TTTTTCCCCGGGGGGCCTTTTAGCACTAACTTTTCGCTCCGAAAAGACCTCCGAAGTAAGCCGAAAGGAGTTGAAACCATGGCAACGAGACGGAGAACTGAGCCCGAGGCACAGGCAAGTCCTCGTCGAAGGGCCACAACTCCTGAGGGGCGAGAGAACCAGCTGATTACACTGGCTGTAGACCTCGCCGAACAACAGCTGAGGGCAGGCACCGCCTCGGCACAGGTGATTAGCCACTACCTCAAGCTGGGTTCGACTCGTGAGCAGCTAGAACAGCAGCGTCTAGAGCATGAGAACGAGCTGCTCAAAGCTAAGACGGGTGCTATCGCTGCCACGAGTCGGATCGAAGAGCTCATCGCTAATGCTATCACAGCGATGCGTTCTTACACTGGTCAGGAAGTCCCTCAAGATGGAGACTCCTATGAGGGTTAGATCATACAGAGAACTGCGTAGACTCGACACCCTTCAAGATCGTTTTTCTTACCTGAAACTCAACGGAGTTGTCGGCCAAGACACCTTCGGATTCGACCGATGGATGAATCAACAGTTCTATCGGTCACACGAATGGCGCCAAGTCCGGCACCGGGTCATCGCTCGAGATCTCGGGTGCGATCTGGGTATCGAAGGCTTCGAGATTCACAGTCGGCTCTACATCCATCACATGAATCCAATGACTCCTCAAGAGATTCAGAACGGAGACGACTCGATACTGGATCCCGAATACTTGATCACTGTAAGTCAAGCAACACACAACGCAATTCACTATGGTGACGAACGGTTGCTCCCTCGACTAGTTGTAGAGAGGGTACCCGGAGACACCCGACTCTGGTAGAAGGGAAGCAACATGCGCGCACTGAACATGCAGGCTCTGACCACAGATCTGAAGAATCGTTTTCCTGGCGTTGTGATCTACGGCATCGGCGATGATGCACACAAGCTCTCTTACTCGGACCACAACGAGGACGATACAGTCGGTTCGAAGTCTTCTCAGTCTGATGCCGATAGCAATCCAGAGCATCGTGCTATTGACGTCATGATCGGACCGGTCTTCACTGCTGCTGAGGCCAACGCTCTAGTCTCCAAGATGGTCGCAGACCCGCCGACTCAGCGTCGTCTGTACTACATCATCTGGAACCGTCACATCTGGTCACGCTCATCCGGATGGGTGATGCGGTCGTACACTGGCGACAATCCTCACACCGATCATCCGCATTTTTCCGGATGGGCTGCGGACGATGAGAACGCCTCGAGCTGGCCGATCGTCTTCGCTTCTTCTGGATCAGGCCCAGCGCCGATTCCGCCGAACACTCTGTTGATTCAGATGGGCGACACTGGTCCGAAGGTGACAGAGGTTCAGCTGTTCTTCCGCAACACGTTCCCGGCATACCGCTGGACCGTGACCTACAAGCGTGGTGTGATGATCGTCGTCGATGGTGACTTCGGCCCGCAGACAGAAGCTTGGGTCATGGAGTTCCAGCGTCGAGTCGGAATCACGGTTGATGGAATCGTCGGTCCGAACACGAAGTTCCACATGCGCAAGTACGGCTACAAAGGCTAACTACTAGACCACCGAGGGAGGTGGCCAACATGGAGGAAAGCATCCTCAAGAGTGTCAAGAAGGTTCTCGGGATCGATGCGGATTTCACAGCCTTCGATCTCGATATTCTGATCCACATCAACACAGCCTTCGCCGTGCTAAACCAGCTCGGCATCGGACCAGAAGCCGGATTCATGATCGAGGATGACTCTGCCGTGTGGGCTGACTTCTACGGCACTGATCCTCGCTACAACGCGATCCGAACCTACGTCTATCTCAAGGTTCGCATCATGTTCGATCCACCTCAGACGGCATATTTGGTCGAGGCGCTCAACGCTCAGATCAGAGAGTACGAGTGGCGGATCAACGCTTACCGCGAAGAGACTCAGTGGGTCGATCCGAATCTTGAAGAGCCTGTACTTGAAGACGGTATGGTTCTGGACGGAGGTGCGCCATGACTTACACCTTCAAGCTTCGTCGCGGACCTGCTGCTGAGTGGACGACCGACAATCCGATTCTGTCTTCCGGTGAGCCTGGCGTTGAAAGTGATACCGGCAAACTAAAGATCGGTGATGGTGTCAATTACTGGGCAGACTTGCCATATTTCTTGAACGAACCACTCGTTCAAACGCTGATCGATGGCTCAAGTACAGACGATTCGGTCATCGTTCTAACTGCCGACTTCGAATTACCAGCTCCAGCAGATCCTGGGGCTGGTACTACTCGCTTGATGATCGAGGTCGTTCAGGATGGCGTTGGGGGTTGGAATCTAACCTTGAACGGAGCGATTCTGGATCCGAACAGCTATTACGATGGAGTGTCAACCGCTCCTGGTTCATCGTCGTTCATTGGATTACGCTGGTCGGAAACCCAATCAGCTTGGTGCCTACTCGCGTTCGCGAAAAACTTCTAGGAGGAGATTCAAATGGCAAAAGCTATGCCCGACGCCACTGGCGACGCCTACTTCGACTACATCGATCAATGCAACATCATGCATGTCACCTCGGCTGAGCCAGCGAACTACGCGGGCATTGCCGCTGTATCTCTGGCCGACGTTGCGCTGACTCCGGACACCGACTTCACCAAGGCGAACGGCGATGTTTCCGGTCGTAAGGTTACTGTCGCTGCCAAGCCTGGTGTGGTGATCGACGCAAGCGGTACCGCTACGCACGTCGTGCTCGCGCGCACGACAGACTCTACGATGCGGTACGTCACTACGTGCACGAGCCAAGCGCTCGTAGCCGCGGGTACAGTCGATATTCCGGCGTTCGACATCGAGTTGCTTGATCCTACGTGATCTGGATGGTCACAGTTTAGACACTTAGGGGGTGAACTATGGCGTTTCCGGTTGTTCCAACGGCAGCCGCGTCCACACTCTTACAATCCAATCAGGCTACCGCTACCACGACGCACACGTTCCCCAATCAGTCGAGCTTGCCGAACACGCCACACGCTTTACTGTTGGCCATCATCGTCACATATCTTGGTGCTTCTACCGATGCTGAGTTTAGCGGCTGGCCAGCTGGCTGGAGTGAGTTCATCGACCAAGCCGCTAACTCATCAACAGTTCAAGCGATTGGTGGAGCATACAAATTAGACGCGACTGGTTCTGAGTCTGGAACGTTTAACATTACGAGTGTAGGTTCAACTCGTTCTGTGATGTTCCTTATGGAGATTGTTGGCGCAAGCCTAACTACTGCTCCACAAGCTACTCCTAAAGCTAATGGAACGTCAGCTGCAGCTGATCCAGCTGCACTTGACCCATCAACTTGGGCTTCCGAAGATACGCTGTGGATTGCTGTTGCTGTCAATGGCGAAACATCTCTTACTGGATCCTTCACAGGTATCACAGCCGCTCCAACTAACTACACCGGATACCTTGATTCTGGAATCATCGGCGGCGATGTAATTGGAGCGCTGGAAGGCGCTGTAGCTTTCAGGCAGCTTAACACAGGTTCAGAGAACGTAGGCGTTTGGTCGCTAGATGTGGGTGCTGCTGGTAACTCGGCGCTTCTGATAGCGATTCGTCCAATGGCGCCGGTTGCACTTACTGTTGCGGATGCGTCTCAGGATCAGACTGTTGACAATCTTGCTCTGACTCAGCATCAAGTACTTGCTATCGCGGATGCGTCTCAGGCTCAGACTGTAGACAACTTGGCGTTAACACAGCATCAGATTCTTGTCGTTGCTGATGCGTCTCAGTCTCAGACCGTCGACAACCTAACATTGACTGCAAGTTCAGGTGTACAACTTGAGGTTGCTGATGCGTCTCAAGCGCAAACTGTTGACAACCTAGCACTGACGCAACATCATATTCTGGTTGTCAATGACGCAGCACAAGGTCAAACCGTTGACAACATAGTGTTGACGCAGCATCAAGTGCTTACAGTTGCCGACGCATCTCAGCAGCAAACGGTCGACAACCTTGTTCTAACTCAGCATCAGGTGCTTGCGGTTGCTGATGCAGTTCAACAACAGACTGTCGACAACCTTGTTCTAATTCCAGCCGGTGCTTTCATCGTATTCGGCGCAGTTCAGCAGCAAACAGTAGACAATCTAGTGTTGGTTCAGCATCATGTGCTTACAGTTAATGATGCGGCTCAAGCGCAAACTGTCGACAACCTTGCGTTGCTTCAACACCATATTCTTACAGTCAATGATGCAGTCCAACAACAAACTGTTGAAAGCTTAGCATTGCTTCAACACCATATTCTGGCTGTCAACGACGTATCGCAAGCACAAACAGCAGACAATCTTGTTCTTCAAGTTGTAGGCGGAGGACCAGATCCGGCTCTCAAGTCAGCATTCATGAATTTCTTCTAAGCGGAAGGAGGCCCCATGCGTGGAGTAGCAATCGTAGCCATTCCTGCACAGGATGACTATGTGTGGAAGATTTCGAGCGAGAAGGTGCCCCACCTGACGCTTCTGATGCTTGGCGAATCGATGGAAGACACGGCCGACATTGAAGAATACATCGATCACGTTGTGGATACTTCGCTGTGTCGATTCGGTTTGTCGGTTGAACGTCGGGATACGCTAGGAGAAGAAGAAGCGGACGTCTTGTTCTTCCACAAGTACAACGTCAAGAAACTCGAGGAGGTGCGAGCTTACCTTCTTAAGAATCCGACCATTCGAACTGCCTACGATTCGATCGAGCAGTTCCCTAAGTGGATCCCACATCTGACACTCGGCTATCCAGAGTCTCCCGCGCACGAGGACACGCGCGACTACCCGGGTATTCATTGGGTCAACTTTGACACAGTGGCTCTCTGGGTTGATGACTTCGAAGGTCCTGAGTGGCGTCTTGATGACGGATACGGATGGGACGAAGATCAAGCCTACATGAGTGCTCTTGGCGAAAAGGCTATAGAGCACTACGGCATTCGAGGAATGAGATGGGGAGTTCGGCGATCTGAGCGTCAGCTTGCGCGCGCAGCGAAAGCTAGTAAAGGCGCATCGCAGGACTACAACACGGCTTCGGCAGCTGCTCTGAAAGCAAAAAAGGGCGGAGTCAAAGCTCTAAGCAATGCGGAGCTCAAGACGCTTGTCGATCGGATGAATCTTGAGCAACAGTACGCGCGTGTGGTTCCTCCTTCAAGAGGAGCAAGAATTACCAGAGCTGGAGGAAAGTTTGCTGGCGAAGTTTTGGTCGGCGTCGGCAAACAACAAGCAACAAAACTAGCTAACGACCAAGTATCACGTCTCCTCGCCAACGCACTCAAGAAGTAGAAAGAGAGATCATCATGGTTGACGTAGATCAGCTCAAGACGACCCTGGCTGCGGCCGAGGAAGCCAAGCCAGTCGGTGACTGGTCCAGCAAGCCAGCAATTCCTGCCTCCACGGTGCCAGTAACCAACGATTCTGACTATGTGATGTGGGTCGAGGTCGTTGGTGGAACAGTTACGGTTGTCGCTGTCGATGGCGTAACCGTTGGTCGCGTTGTCGGCGCGTTCTTCCTCCGTCCAGGCAGTTCCATCGCCATGACCTACAGCGTCGTGCCGACATCCTGGAAGTGGTTCGCTCTGTAGTCCGAAGAAAGGATTGACAATGGCACTGTCGAATCGGGCGACGCCGATCTACTACGGTCAGTTTCGAGAGGCAGTGCTGCGCGGAGAAATTCCGGTAAATCGTGAGATTTCACTTGAAATGAACCGAATTGATGCGCTAATTGCCAATCCTAACATCTTTTATGACGATCAAGCCGTCGAAGGCTTTGTTCGTTACTGCGAGAACGAGCTCACGTTGACTGATGGCGGTGATCTATATTTGCTACCATCATTCAAACTTTGGGCCGAACAGATCTTCGGGTGGTATTATTTCGTTCAACGAAGCGTCTTCGAGCCTGATAACCGTGGTGGAGGACGTTTCGTTGAGCGAACGATTAAAACTCGCTTGACAACGAAGCAGTATCTGATTGTAGCTCGTGGTGCAGCCAAATCCATGTATGCTGAATGCATTCAGAGCTATTTTCTTAACGTTGATACTTCGACTACACACCAGATCACGACTGCGCCAACGATGAAACAGGCCGATGAGGTCATGTCACCGTTCCGAACGGCCATTACACGTAGTCGAGGACCATTATTCAAGTTTTTGACTGAAGGTAGTCTGCAGAACACGACTGGCAACCGTGCATTACGTCAAAAGCTTGTAAGTACCAAGAAAGGTATCGAAAACTTCCTCACCGGATCACTTCTTGAGGTCCGACCGATGTCTATTGCCAAGTTGCAGGGTCTTCGTCCGAAGGTCAGTACGATCGATGAATGGCTCTCTGGAGATCTTAGAGAAGATGTTGTGGGTGCTGTAGAACAAGGAGCCTCGAAATTGGACGATTGGCTGATTGTGGCCATTAGTTCAGAAGGAACGGTTCGAAATGGCTCTGGCGACACAATTAAGATGGAGCTCGCTAAGATTCTAAAAGGCGAGTACAAGGCCCCACACATCTCCATTTGGCATTATCGGCTCGATGAGCTCGATGAAGTCGGAAATCCGGCAATGTGGCCGAAAGCCAATCCGAACCTTGGACTCACTGTTTCTTACGAAACATACCAATTGGACGTTGAGAGAGCTGAGAATGCTCCTGCGTCTCGAAACGATATTCTGGCAAAGCGCTTCGGCATTCCGATGGAGGGCTATACCTACTTCTTCACCTATGAAGAGACTCTAACACATCGCCCAAGAGAGTTTTGGGAGATGCCATGCGCTCTCGGAGCTGACTTGTCGCAAGGCGACGACTTCTGTGCGTTCACATTCCTCTTTCCGTTGCCAAACGGTCAGTTCGGAGTGAAAACGAGGAGTTACATCACTTCGTTGACGCTTAAGAAGCTACCTGGCGCCATGCGCCAGAAGTATCAAGAATTTCTCAATGAAGGTAGCCTTCACGTGCTCGAGGGAACAATTCTCGACATGATGGAGGTGTACGACGATCTCGAACAGTTTATTGAGGCATCGAATTACGACGTTCGAGCTCTAGGTTTCGACCCATATAATGCCAAAGAGTTTGTTGCTCGTTGGGAAGCAGAAAACGGACCATTTGGAATAGAGAAAGTTCAGCAAGGTGCTAGGACTGAATCTGTGCCTCTTGGTGAACTCAAGCATCTAGCTGGACAACGTCTTCTTCTTTTCGATCAAGCTCTTATGCAATTCGCTATGGGTAACGCAATCACCATCGAGGATACTAACGGGAACCGTAAACTCCTCAAGCGGCGTTATGAGGAGAAGATCGACAATGTATCTGCGTTGATGGACGCTTTCGTTGCATTCAAAGTGAACAAAGAAGCGTTCGAGTGACAATCCGCCGACAGGAGGTGTTACATGGATTACAAGACGAAGCCTGGCTCCCCTGAAGAAGTCTTAGAACACTTCGGCACTCGTGGAATGAAGTGGGGCGTACGGCGTTCACAGCATAGTATGAATAAGGCCTCTCGTCAGCGGGATCGTGCGGCGCGCAATGCGTCTATCGATCAAGCTCGCGCGCGCGTTGCAAGTGGACAAGTTCGTCGCGAGTATAAGGCAGCAAAAGCCAAGTACAAGAGAGACCGTCAGATCGTTGGTCGTCGTGAAGCGAGAAAGACACTCAACAGTACTCGCAGTAAGCTGAATAGTGAGTACAGACTGTCACAGCAAGCTAAGCATGGCTCAGAGACAGTCACAACCGTAATGGCTCTCGCTGGCGCAACAGTCCTTTCGGGCGCCGGAGCTGCCGCTGCCGCTCGTCGTTTGTAGCCATATTCTCATCACTCGAACGTCCTAAGGAGACTGTTCAATGAATCAGGTCGTCAAGCAGGTAACTGTTGTTCCTCAAACCGCACCAACACAGAACCAAGTGATGGAGCGCGTCTCGCTCTTTAATGCGGCTGGAGAACCTCTTGCCGCTGCTGAGCCGGCTGCGGCTCAGGCTGACAGCGTTGCTGCCACTCTGGGCGCTATGGTGGTCGACTTCAACGCTCTTCTCGCCAAACTCCGTGCTGCTGGAGTCATGCTGACGTAACACCTCCGCCCCAGAACTTCTTCCTGGAAGGGAGGTGACATATGGCTATATTTGACCGTTTGAAGCATGCGTGGAATGCGTTCATCAATGTTGATCGTCAGATTCATTCGGCAGCTGCAGCAGCTAGTTTCGGCTCACGGCCTGATCGAGTACGACTCCGAATCTCTAACGAACGATCAATTATCTCCTCAATCTACACACGTTTGGCCATCGATGCGGCAGCAGCAGATCTTCGACACGTTCGACTTGACGACGAAGGTCGTTATGCGGAAGACATCAAGAGTGGTCTACAAGATTGTCTTACAGTCGAGGCTAACATCGACCAAGCCGCTCGGCACTTCCGCCAGGACATCTTCACATCGCTATTCGACAAGGGCGTTGTTGCTCTTGTTCCCGTTGATACAACGTTGAATCCTTCAGTTGGCGGATTCGATGTTAAGACAATGCGGGTTGGTGAAATTGTCGGTTGGGAGCCTTATCACGTTCGAATAAACGTGTACAACGAACGTAAGGGCATCCGAGAACAGATTACCCTCGAAAAGAAGTACGTTGCGATCATTGAGAATCCGATGTACAACGTTATGAATGAATACAACTCAACTCTTCAGAGATTGCTTCGGAAACTGAATCTTCTCGACGTTGTCGACGAGCAATCGAGTTCTGGAAAGCTTGACATCATCATTCAGCTACCATACGCGGTTAAATCTGAATCACGACGCCAACAGGCATCGCAACGAAGAACTGATCTCGAGTATCAGCTCAGTGGTAGTAAGTATGGCATTGCTTATGTCGATGCTACTGAGAAGATCACACAACTCAATCGTCCTGCCGAAAACAACCTTCTCAAACAGGTTGAGGTCCTCATGGAGCTGCTTTACAACCAGCTGGGCCTAACCGCCAACATCATGAACGGCACAGCCGACGAGAAGACGATGCTCAATTACCACAACAGGACGATCGAGCCGCTCGTCACAAGCGTCATGGAGGCCATGCGCCGCGCCTTCCTAACCAAGACCGCCCGTACACAGAAGCAGTCAATCATGGCGTTCCGTGATCCATTCAAGCTGGTACCTATCAGTGAGGTGGCCGAGATCGCCGACGTCTTCATCCGAGGTGAGATAGCTTCTCCCAACGACATGAGAACTGCCATTGGATGGAAGCCCTCTAAGGATCCGAAGTCCGACGAGCTCCGGAATACCAGTATGCCGGAACCAGAACCAGTTCCGTCGGAGGAAACCAATTCGACACAAACAGAAAAGGAGGAGGACAGTCAAAATGGAAGCTGATTTCAGCGGTTATGCCACTAAGGCTGGTCTCAAGTGCTCCGACGGACGAACTATTACTGCCGAAGCGTTCAAGCACATGGACGGCGTTCAGGTTCCTCTGGTCTGGCAGCACGGTCACAACACCCCAGAGAACGTTCTGGGCCATGTCATTCTTCACGCGCGCGAGGATGGTGTCTACTGCGACGGTTTCTTCAATGATACCGCTGCTGGTCAGACCGCTAAGGCGCTTGTCGAGCATGGTGACATCAATTCGCTCTCGATCTACGCTAACGCACTAGTCGAGAAGATGATCGGTAAGGCTAAGCAGGTTCTTCACGGTATTATTCGTGAGGTCAGTCTAGTCCTGTCTGGAGCAAATCCAGGAGCACTTATCGACTACGTAGCCGTTCAGCACGGTGACGGAGAGGTCGAAACTCTCGAGGACGAGGCCATCATCTACACCGGTCTCGAGCTTGAATTCGAGCACGCGGACAGCACATCAGCCGGTCGGACGCTTCAGGAAGTTTATGACTCTCTGACTGAAGAGCAGAAGAACGCTGTCCACTACATGATCGGCGTTGCTGTCGAAAACGCCGGCGAAAACTCCGCAGCTCAGTCGGGCATCGGAGATGGCACCACCGAGAGTACCGAAACTGGTACCGAACCTACTGAGAGCACTGCGGAAGGTACTGAAACCACCGAGGGCGACCTCACCCACCAGGAAGGAAACACCACCGTGACGAAGAACGTCTTCGACCAGACGACTGGCCCGTCGCAGGGTGAGAAGCACACCCTCACTCACGACGCCATCAAGGGAATCTTCGACGACGCCCGTAAGGGTGGTTCGTTGAGGAACGCTCTAGAGGAGTATGCCCTCGCGCACAACATCGACAACATCGACGTTCTGTTCCCCGAGGCTCAGGCGATCACCGCCACTCCGGAATTCGACAAGCGTCGGACCGAGTGGGTCTCCGCTGTTCTGAACGGCACCCACAAGACTCCGTTCTCCCGCATCAAGACGCTGTCCGCTGACCTGACTCTCGACGAGGCTCGGGCGAAGGGCTACGTCAAGGGTTCACTGAAGAAGGAAGAGTTCTTCGGCGTCTCCAAGCGTACGACCGGTCCGACCACCATCTACAAGAAGCAGAAGCTGGACCGCGACGACATCATCGACATCACCGACTTCGACGTGGTGGCGTGGCTGTGGGGCGAAATCCGGCTCATGCTCGAAGAAGAGCTCGCGCGCGCGATCCTGATCGGCGATGGCCGTGACGTAAGCGACGAGGACAAGATCAAGGACCCGATCGCGGCAGCAAGTGGCGATGGTATCCGTTCGATCCTTCACGACCATGACTACTACGCCATGACGGTCAATGTGAACCTCGACGACGCTTCTTCGAGCTACCTCGAGTTTGTCGACGCGGTCATCTCGAACCGCCGCTACTACAAGGGCACCGGCACTCCTACGATGTTCACCACTGAGGTGCACATCGCCAAGATGCTGACCCTGCGTGACGCCGTTGGTCGCCGCGTCTACCGGACGCTGGACGAACTGGCTGCTGAACTCCGTGTGGACCGGATTGTTCCGGTGGAGGTCATGGAGGGCGAGACAGATCTCGTCGCCATCCTCGTGAACCTTCAGGACTACAACGTCGGTACGAACAAGGGTGGCGAGATCGCCACATTCGACCAGTTCGACATCGACTACAACCAGTACAAGTACCTGATGGAGACACGTTTGTCGGGTGCTCTCACCAAGCTCAAGTCAGCACTCATCTTCAAGAAGGTTGCTGGCACGGACGTTCTCGTGGTTCCGAACGCTCCGACCTTCGTCGCAAGCACTGGCGTGGTGACCATTGTCGCTACCACTGGTGTCGTCTACAAGAACAAGGACACCGGTGCGACTATGTCTACTGGTGCTCAGGCGGCTATCGCAGCCGGCGCCAGCGTTACCGTGGTTGCAACTCCGGCCTCGGGTTACTTCCTGGCAGACAACATCAACGACGAGTGGACGTTCACCCGCGACGAGGCGTAAATCGGAGGTGTAGTACCCGGTGGCTAAGTTTTTTGGCGCAATCGGGTACGGCGAGACTGTAGAGAGTGCTCCCGGAGTTTTCAGACCTACTATCACGGAACGTCCATATTATGGCGACGTGATGCGAAACGTGCGAAAACTCCGGGAGGATGAACAGAAAGTGAATGATGATATTTCTGTTCAAAACTCGATCAGCATTGTCGCGGACGCATACGCTCTCGAACACTTCTTCGCGATGCGTTATATTCGGTGGCAAGGGGTTCTTTGGAAAGTTACAGACGTAACTGTCGAAAGACCTCGGCTCATTCTGCGACTGGGAGGTGTTTGGAATGGGGACACGGATTCAACTCCAGTCTCTTCTTGAGACCATTACTCCTAACGTATATTTCCAGCCGCCCGCGAGTTTCGAGATGGCGTATCCGTGTATCGTGTATAAAGTTGATAACATGAGCACGGACTTCGCAGACAACTCACCGTACCATCTAGCTACGCGATATTTGGTGACCGTAATCGATCCAGATCCAGATAGTATTATTCCGAAAGCGGTCGCTTCTTTGCCTCTGTGTATCTTCAACAGGGCGTATGCGAAGAGTAACCTCAACCACACCGTCTTCAATCTCTACTTCTGAAGGGGAGTACAGTGACTGCTCTTACCTGGGACAACGTCGGCGAACGGTTCTATGAGACTGGTGTCGACCACGGTGTTCTGTACCTGCCGAACCCGAGCGGTGTCTATGACACTGGCTTTGCGTGGAACGGTCTCACTACCGTCACCGAGTCTCCGACCGGTGCGGAAGCGACCGCGACTTACGCAGACAACATCAAGTACCTGAACCTCCTCTCAGTTGAGGAATTCGGGTGCACCGTCGAAGCATACACTTACCCTGATGAATTCGCTGAGTGCGATGGGTCAGGGGTGCCAGAGCCAGGTGTGTTCATTGGTCAGCAGCCGCGAAAGCTGTTCGGCCTGTCATACCGTACTCGGATGGGCAACGATCTGCTCAACACTGAGCTCGGCTACAAGCTGCACTTGGTGTGGAACTGCCTCGCGGCGCCTTCCGAGAAGGCTTACAACACGATCAACGACTCGCCTGAGGCAATTACGTTCAGCTGGGAGGTCACCACGACTCCTCTGGCCGTGAATGGCTACAAGCCGACCGCCAGTATGACGATCGACTCAACCAAGGTCGATTCGACTGCTCTGGCTACTCTCGAGGCGATGCTCTACGGTGGCGTCGGTACCGATCCGGCGTTGCCATCGCCAGACGCCGTCGTGGCCATCTTCACCGGGACGATGACGTCAGCCACTCCGGTCGAGCCAACGTACGTTCCGGCCACCGACATCATCACCATCCCAGCCGTCACCGGCGTCATCTACTACACGGACGAAGACGGCGACCTGCCTTCCGGTGCGATGGCTCCAATCACGGCCAACAAGTTCATCAAGGCCAGGCCGGCTGCCGGTTACTACTTCCCGCCGGGTGTCGACGACGACTGGCTCATCGTCTTCTCGTAAACACTTCCAACAAAGAAAGGAGACCAAAGGTGCTCAGCATTACTGTTCCACTTACTGAGGGCTTCAATGAAGCAACCGGTGAGTTTGTTACCATGCAGTCTTTCGACTTGCAGCTTGAGCATTCTTTGGTCTCACTGTCAAAATGGGAGTCAGAATTCGAAAAACCGTTCTTGGGTAATGATGATAAGACTTCTGCAGAGACTCTGGCATACATTAAGGCTATGGTTTTGTCTCCGGAAGTTTCTGCAGAAGTCTTTCAACATCTATCTAAAGAGAATGTTCAGGCAATTAACAAGTATATCAATGCAACACAGACTGCTACAACGTTTAAGGAGATCGGTCCGAAGCGTCCCACTCGAGACATTATTACAGCAGAGATCATCTACTACTGGATGGTTGCTCTTAACATCCCACTCGAATGTGAAAGATGGCATCTAAACCGTCTTCTTACGTTAATCAAGGTAGTTAACTTGAAGAATCAACCGAAACGTAAGATGGGGCGTCGAGAGATGATACAACATCAACGATCTCTAAACGCTCAGCGACGCGAAGCCATGGGCACAAGAGGCTGAAAGGAGGGATGACATGGCACAACTTGTTTGGGGAACTCGAACCGAACGATTCTTTGAAACCGGTGTCGATCAAGGCGTCTTGTATCCCCTTGTAGGCATCGGTGTTGCTTGGTCTGGCCTCATTTCGGTGACAGAATCCCCCGGGGGAGGATTACCACGACCTTACTATCTCGACGGCGTGAAATACCTCAATCTTGCTTCTTCCGAAGAGTTTAATGCCACAATTGTGTCCTATGGAGCTCCGGCGGAATTTGGCCCAAGTGATGGGGTCATACCGATCCAAAATGGGCTTTTCGCTACACAACAGCCAAGAAAGCCTTTCGGATTCTCTTATCGAACACGAATCGGTAATGAGATCGAAGGACCAGACCTAGGATACAAGATTCATCTCGTTTACGGAGCACTTGCCGCTCCTGCTACTCGAGCGTATGAAACTCTTAGTGATTCTGCAGATCCAACGCAGATGAGTTGGGCAATTACAACACTTCCGCCTTCTGTTACTGGAGTCAAGCGTACGGCACATTTTGTAGTAGATACGCGTTATGCCGGTGCTCTGCAGCTTGCTACGCTTGAGGAATTGCTTTACGGTACTGAAGGTGATCCACCACAGTTACCAACACCCGATGAGCTCATAGCTATATTCCTCCACGAGGTCTTAGTAGTTTCCGATGCGTCGCAAGCACAAACAGTTGACAATCTAACGTTAACTCCACACTAGGAGGTGAGTACCATCACTAGGCTAACCTGGGACGCTCGTGATTACGAGGCGGGGATAGATCGAGGAGTGTTTTACCCTCCGATTGGGGCTGGTGAAGCCTGGAATGGACTCATATCCGTGACTGAAACGCCAGCAGAAGCAATTCAACGTCAGTTTTACCAGGATGGACATAAGGTTGTTAATCGACCTAGCAGCGGTTTCTTCGCTGGAACCATTAACGCAATTAGTTATCCACCATCGTTCTATGCCGATATTCTGGTTCAAAGACGCGTCAAGCCAATTGGACTGTCTTATCGAACGATGACAAAAGATCACTACCGTCTACACCTTGTTTACAACGTACTTTTGGCTCCATCGGCTTTCGTAAATCAGCAATCGTCGATTGAAACACATAGTTGGGGCTTTACTACGCTTCCAATCGAAGTTCCTGGCATAAAACGATCTGCGCATCTTGTAATCGAGACAGAAATCGCATATTCTTGGACTGTTCAAGCACTTGAAGACATTCTTTACGGAACCGAGGGCGATCAACCTCGTTTACCTCTGCCAGATGAAGTTTTCGAGGTATTTGAAGTGAATTCCATCCTTCAAATCATCGATCACGGAGATGGTAGTTGGACAGCTATTGGCCCAGATAGTGCGATAATCATGCTTGATTCTACCACTTTCGAGATCACCTGGCCGTCTGCAGTCTATATTGATGCGGAAAGTTACACAATTCATTCGCTATAGGAAAGGAGACCCATGGCTACCGTAACCGGCTTGACTGCTACTCGAATGGAAGCCATCGAAGCGGCCTCAGTTGTCGATGGCGAAATCGACGTAAACGGTCACCTGATCCTTACAAGGTTTGATACAACCACAATTGATGCTGGCTACATGTTGGCGTCGGTTCCAGACGCGAGTGAAACAGTAGAAGGTATCGTTGAACTTGCTACCAGTGCTGAGACCATTACAGGCACTGATGCAGTTCGAGTGGTAACTCCTGCGGGTTTGCAAGCTAAGGTTGCTAGCGCCACAGCTTTAGGCATTGTCGAACTTGCTACTGACGCGGAGACAATCACAGGCACAGACACAATCCGAGCTATAACTCCAGCAAATCTTAAAGCGGCAAGAGCTTCTTTAGGTATGACTGGTGAAGTTCGGATGTGGGCTCCACCCACTGCGCCTACTGGTTGGTTGATGTGTGATGGATCATCGCAAAGTCGTACTACTTATGCTGACCTGTTTGCGGCCATTTGCCCAATACTAGGAACAGCAACGATGACCATAGCTTCTCCATGTGTAGTTACATTTACTGCACATGGTTTGAATGCTGGCGATAAGATTTTCTTTACAACTACAGGCGCACTTCCAACTGGAGTAGCGGCGAACACGATTTACTATGTGATCGCCGCTGGTATAGCTGCAAATACCTTCCGGTTCAGTGCTACTGATGGTGGAGCAGCAATTAACAGCTCTGGCTCACAATCAGGTGTTCATACACTGAGAAGAGCGCCATTCAGCATTCCTAGCTCTACTAACTTCAACCTCCCAAACTTTCTCGGACGATCTCCTCTTGGCGTTGGCGATTCAACAGCTACAGGACACGTGTATCACCCATTGGGCAACCCAGTTGGTGAAGAAACACACTTGCTCACAACGGCAGAGATGCCGTCCCACACGCACACACAAGACTCTCACGTTCATTCGATGGACGCTATTAATGATGGTGGTGCATCCTGGCTTACACCAGCTACTGGCTCTAATGGTTGGCAACCTGCTGGGAATACTGGTGGAACAGTCGCAACAAACCAGAACACTGGTGGTGGCGGTGCACATAACAACATGCATCCATCGCTACCCGTAAACTTCATCATCAAAACTTAAGTTCTAGAGAGGAGAATAACGTGGCTTACGGTACAGAAATACATGATATTCCGCCGGAGTATCCTGGCTATGATCTATGGTTTGATCATCCAGGAACTAACACCCGGATCAAGTGCACCATTGCGATAGCGCTTACTTCCGGCGCACAAGCAAATGAAGGCACAAGAGACGCTATATTTCAGACTCTCTTGACAAAAATAGACGAGATACCTAACACGGATCTTGTTCTTGCGCAAAAACGGGGCATGTTCATAACCCCAGTAACTCCGTAAGCTTCAGAGAGGAGCCTCATGTTCGATATTCAGACGTCCGGCTCCTTTAGTAAGACGGAGGAGTTTCTTGCTAGATTAAAGCGGAACCAAGATACCATGGCGATACTCCACAAGGGTGGTCTTAGCGGCGTATTGGCACTACGTATGGCGACTCCTGTGAATTCTGGTCTAGCCGCTGCTTCTTGGGGATACAACATCAGTAAGAAGGGATCGGTCTATATTCTCACGTTCACGAATTCGGACATTGAGAACGGGTTCCCAGTAGCACTGATGATTCAATACGGCTATGGAACAGGGAACGGTGGTTATGTCGAGGGAATCGACTACATCAACCCAGCACTCAAGCCTATATTTGACGAAATCTCCGACGAGTTGTGGAAGGCGGTGACCTCTGCATGAGCAGCATCGATGAACGCGTTGTCAGCATGAAATTTGACAATGCCCAGTTTGAGCATGGAATCAAGACAACGCTCGCGTCGTTGGACGCCCTCAACAAGAGTTTGAAGCTCGAGGGGGCTACCAAAGGTCTCACCGACATCCATAACGCTGGTAAGAACGTTCAGCTTGGTCATATTTCTGACTCTGTTGACAATCTTGCGGGTAAGTTCTCCGCGATGTCGGTCACAGCCATCACGGCTCTTGCAACTATCGCTCACCAAGCGGTAACCACTGGTATGACTGTTGTTAAATCGTTGACGATTGACCCAATTAGCACTGGTTTTCGGGAGTATGAGACCAATATTAACTCCATCCAGACGATTCTGGCGAACACTGGTGCTGCCGCCGTCACGATGCAGCAGGTTATCGATGCTCTGCAAGAGCTTAACTTGTATGCTGACCAGACGATCTACAACTTCGCTCAGATGGCGCATAACATCGGTACCTTCACGGCCGCTGGTGTAGCGCTTGAACCTGCTGTTGCCGCAATTAAGGGTATCGCAAATCTCGCCGCTGTCTCCGGGTCAAACTCGGAACAGGCTTCTATGGCTATGTACCAACTGTCACAGGCTCTTGCAACGGGAACAGTTCGTTTGATCGACTGGAACTCGGTTGTGAATGCTGGTATGGGTGGTACGGTCTTCCAGCGAGCATTGGCGCAAACCGCTGTAGTCATGGGCACCCTGAACGAGAGTGCTGTGACACTTAGTGGAACGATGCAAACGGTCAAGATCAATGGTGACTCGTTCCGTAACTCATTGCAAGAGGGATGGTTGACGACTGACGTTCTGTCACAGACTCTTGCGCAGTTTACGGGCGACTTGACTGATGCTGAACTTGCTGTGATGGGTTACAGCGATACTCAGATTGCGGCTATTCAGAAGCAGGCAGCAACTGCTAAGGCTGCTGCAACTGAGGTTAAGACGATGACAGCCCTATTGGGTTCTCTGAGAGAATCAGCAGGCTCCGGATGGGCACAAACCTGGCAGATAATCTTCGGCAACTTCGAAGAGGCGAAAACTCTTTGGACTAGCGTGTATGGTGTGCTTGATGGCATCATCGGCAAGTCCTCGCGTGCTCGTAATGATCTTCTATCTGAATGGAAAGAGCTTGGCGGACGTGACAATCTGTTCGCTGGTATCGCTAACGTCTTTAGGGTCTTTGGTGAGATCCTGAAGCCTATCGGCGAAGCATTCCGTTTGATGTTCCCCAAGACCACAGCAACTCAACTTGCTGCCTTCTCAGAAACGTTTAAGAAGTTTACGGACCTACTTGTGATAAATGCCGATATTGCCGATAAGATCCGGAGAACTTTTGCTGGCATCTTTGCTATATTTGGCATCGGATACGACATCCTAAAGCAGGTAGTTCGTGTCATATTTGAGTTGTTCTCTGGTGCTGGAGAAGGCGCCAGCAACTTCCTCAGCGTAACAGCAAGCATTGGTGACTTTCTTGTAGCCATGAGGAAGTCCATCAATGAGGGCGAAGGTCTGATCAGATTCTTCGATAAAATTAGAGACATTATTGAAGTACCCATAAAGTTGCTAACGGGGTTGTCCAAGGGCTTGGCGACTTTGTTTGAAGGCTTCGACGTTGATATAGCTTCAGATAAAGTCTCTGACTTTGTATTACAACTTGGCCCTCTTGGAACCCTGCTTGATTTCATAACCTATGCGTGGACTCGCATGGGCGAAGCAATCAAAGCTATGTGGGACTTCTTTGAGCCGATCTCAGGCAGGTTCGTTGAAATCTGGAAAGATGTTGCCGAGGTTGTCGGAGGTATAAACTTTGGCGACATGCTTGCCGCAATCAACACTGGTACGTTGTTGGGCTTCCTTATCATCCTGAAAGACTGGTTTGGTAGGGGTGGCATCACCGGCGTTATCGGATCGTTGACTAGCGCATTGAATTCTATGCAGAGTACTTTGCAAGCGGCCACACTTCTTCAGATCGCGATTGCTGTTGGCGTGCTTGCTGTAGGCATCTCGATTCTGTCTAACATCGATTCGGCGAAACTTGCGTCGGCTTTGTCAGCCCTTGCAATCATGTTCACGCAGCTTCTTGCTTCTTTGGCGATCCTTACGCAATTCCCAAGTACTCACGTCATAAAGATCTACGTGATGGCTTTAGCGATGACTGTGCTTGCTATCGCTGTGAATATTCTGGCTCTCGCAGTGAAGAGCATGTCTTCACTTAATTGGGAAGAACTCGCCAGAGGATTAACAGGAGTTACAGTTCTTCTGGCGGCTATCACTGCGGCGTCAGTTCTCATGCCAGACGGTGCAAGGCTTATATCCACAGGCCTTGGGATAGTTGCTATTGCGTTCGCCATTAAGATTCTGGCTAGCGCGGTACACGATCTGGTAGATCTCAACTGGGAAGAGATGTCTAGAGGGCTTACGGGCGTTGCTGCGCTTCTTGCTTCTCTTACTCTCTTTACCATGTTTGCGAAAGCTAATGCGACTGGCGTTCTTTCTGGAGCAGGTATCGTACTTCTGGCGGCAGGCATCAAGATACTTGCCAGTGCAGTACAAGATCTCTCCAGTGTTTCATGGGAGAACATAGGTAAGGGCATAGCTGTTCTAGCAGCAAGTCTTGTGCTCATGTCCTTAGCTCTCGCTTTCATTCCACCAACAGCTCCTCTTCAGGCAACCGGTATTGCGATCGTAGCCGCGGCGATGTTGATTCTAGCTGAAGCCATAAAGAGCATGTCCGGTATATCTTGGGAGAACGTCGGCAAGGGTATGGCTATCCTTGCTACAAGTCTTGTTCTTATTAGCGCAGCTCTGATAACCATTCCACCGACTGCTCCTCTGCAAGCTGCGGGTGTTCTAATCGTAGCTTTTGCGATCGGTATCCTCGCCAAGGCTCTCGAGCAGATGGGCGGAATGAGTTGGGGCTCTATCGTCAAGGGTCTTGTTACCCTTGCTGGAGCTCTAGCAATCATTGCTGTAGCTTTGATTGTTATGAGTGGCACCCTCTCAGGAGCATTCGCTCTCTTGATCGTATCTGGCGCTCTAGTTGCGCTGGCCGGAGTTCTCAAGACTCTAGGCAGCATGTCCTGGAGTGAAATCGTCAAGGGCCTTGTCACTCTTGCTCTCGCATTTA